GATAATGTAGATTTAACTCAAGCTAATGTGTTATCAACAAATGAGACTTTACATACTCAGACTGTAGATAATGTAGATTTAACTCAAGCTAATGTGTTATCAACAAATGAGACTTTACATACTCAGACTGTAGATAATGTAGATTTAACTCAAGCTAATATATTAATTGTTACTGATACTGAACATAATCAAACAGTTGATAATGTAGATTTAACTCAAGCTAATCTATTAAATATTGACTCTACAGAACATACACAAACTGTTGGAAATGTAATATTAAGTCAAGGTATTCAATTAGTTATAAATAATACAACACACTCTCAATTGGTTGATTTAATCGATTTAATACAAGCTAATATATTAGCAATCAATAGTACACAACATAATCAAACTGTAGATAATGTAGAGTTAACTCAAGCAAATATTTTAAATACTAATTCTACAGAACATACCCATACTGTAGAAAATATTGATTTAGTTTCAGGTAATTTTATTACAATCCAATCAACAGAACAAACACAATTAGTTGATAATATAGATATATTACAAGCAAATATCTTAACAATAGAAGAAGCGGTTCATTCTCAAACAGTTGATAATATTGTTTTAATACAAAATAATCTATTACAAATAAATGATTCTGAACATACTCAAACTGTTGAAAATATTATTTTAGATGTTGGATCTCTAATATTAGATATAGATGAAGTATTGCATACTCAGACTGTAGATAATTTAGATTTAATTCAATTTAATATTTTATCTGTAGATTCTACTACACATTCACAATTAGTTGATAATATAGATTTAACTGAAGCAATTGAAATTGCTATTCAATCAACAGTACATACTCAAACTGTTGATAATGTAGAATTAACTGAGCAAAATTTAATTGAGATTCAAGAATGTCTTCAAGGACATTTTTCTGATAATTTAGATTTAACCAGTCAAGCCGTTTTAATTATATCAGATACATTACATCAACAATTTGTTGATGGTAATTTGACATTTCCAGGGGCCATCTTAAATGCTGGCAGATTAATTGTCGTTAATACTATCAGTGATCGTATTGCATATATTGCTACCGCTGATAGAATTATTTACATTTCTAAAGGTTAATTTAATGAAATTCACAGCAAAAGAAGATTTTCTTTATGGAAGAACCCTTTTCGAAGAAGGAAATACTTATAATTCTGAAAAACAAGGTGTTACTTCTGAAAAATTAGATGCTTTTTATCAGGCAGGTTGGATTGAAATCGAAGGAAGAGATCCTTCTCCTGATAGGAAGCCTGGTGTAGTAGAATTAAGTGTGGAGAAAACAACCCATGGCTAAAAAAGCAACTGATGGTTTTATTGATGGTGGATTAGACGCAATTTCTTTATGTACTGCATATAATATTTGTTCTAACGAACCAGCCAGTATTGCAGAATGTGATTCATTATCTTTGATTCCTACACACACTCTAACGGGTGGTGATTTCACCAAAGCAGATGGTGACACCAGTGGTAGAAAAGTAACTGTTGCTCAACAAGCTACTTTATCAATTGATGTTTCGGGAGAAGCAAACCATGTAGTTATTAATGATGGAACAGATTTTTACGTAACTACTTGTACTCCTCAACAATTAACCGCAAATGGAACAGTTACTGGACCAGCTTTTGATATAGAGATTCTGGATCCAGCCTAATGATCACTCATGACGGTACAAGTGTTCCTAGATTATCTGAACCTTGGGATCCTAATGGTACCGAGTGGTTAACTTTAGCATGGGATGAAGATGTAGCTTGTCATGGAGCTATAACAGCTAGTAGTTGGGTTTTGCCAGATAATTGGACGAATAATTTTGAAAATGAAGATGTATCCGTAACTGATTGTGATAATAATACTTATGATCATTGTAATAGAGTTTTATTAAGCACAACGGAAACTTCTGGACTCTTTGTTATTACTAATAGAGTATCTTTTTCAGATCAAACCCAGCTTGATAGATCCGTTAGAATTAGGATTAAAGAAATATGAAGAAACCTATTAATATGACTCCAAAAACTACTGGCGGCTATACTGATAAAGTTAAATTAAAAGAAAATCAAATACCAGCAAAACTTTCTGAACCTAAGTTTGTTTTTGAAGATAAAGTACCCTCTAATTGGACTCTTGTTCCCATAGATGAAAATAGAATTTCTGCAGTAAATGTGAGAACAGGTCAAAAGTTTGAAGGAACTATGGTTGAATTTAATAAAGCATTAAGAGAATAAGAATGCCTATTTCAAATGCTGTAAGAACAGAAAAAACTTTATCTGATCCTAATGCTGAATATGAATCACTAAAACCTTTGTGGAATAGAAGTAGAGCAGTATGTAGTGGTGAGCGTTATGTAAAAAGTTTTGACAATATAGTTGATACAACTTCTTTTACAAATATGCTTATTCCATTCTCTCCTTCTATGAGTCAAAAACAATATAATTTTTATAAATCAGAAGCAGAACTTCCAGGTATAACAGCACAATTTGCTAAAATGATTGTAGGCGGTTTATTAAGGAAAATGCCTACAATACAATTACCAGATAATGTACCTGAAGAAGCAATGGATTGGATTGTTAATAATTTTGGAAAGGATGATACACCATTAGTTTCTTTTTTAGATAATGCTTTATGGGAAGAAATTCAAACAACTCGAGCTTGGGTTTATGTGGATTATCCTAAAATTCAAAATTATCAAGATCTAACACGAGAAGATCTTAAAGAAATTAAACCTTATCCTACTATCTGGTCTGCAGAGTCTGTAATAAATTGGCGAATAGGTTTAGATAGCCAAGGAAAAAGTTCATTAAATAGAGTTATATATCGTGGTTATGTTGAAGAATATAATAAAAATGAATTTCATCCTACATTAATAGATACTATTTGGGTACATGAATTAGATGATCAAGGTTATTATCAAGTTAGAATCTTTAGAGAAGAAAGTGTAACAACAGAAGCTCCAACTATTTCTGGAAGAACTTTAGAACCAAATAAAACAAAAATATTTAAAGAAATTGAAGTAATTCAAAACATTATTGCAAATAATGAACGTTTAGATTTTTTACCTATTTGGCCTTTAAACGGTAGTGCTTCACCTCAAGAGCCTGTATTATCTCCTATTATTGATAAAGAAATTTCTTTATATAATAAAATGAGTAGACGTAATCATTTATTATATGGCGCTGCTACTTATACTCCTATAATTCATTCTGATATGGATGAGGATGATTTTTTAAGCATTGTAAATAAAGGTTTAGGTTCTTGGATTTTATTAAGACAAGACGATAAAGCTTCTATATTACAAACACCAACAGATGCTTTACAAGATATGGATAGGGCAATAGCCTCAGGCATTGAAGAAATAGCTAAGCTAGGCATAAGGATGTTATCACCTGAAGCGGCACAATCGGGTATTGCACTTGAAATTCGTAATGCAGCTCAAACAGCACAATTAGGTACATTAAGTACCAAAATAAGTAATGTAATGTCTCAGATAATTGCTTTTATGATTAATTGGAGATATGCATTAGAAATTAAATCTTCTGAAGTAGTATTTAACTTATCTGAAGATTTCAATCCAATTCCGCTTGGTGCAGATTGGTTAAGACTTGCTACAGAATGGTATAGAGAAGGATTAATTCCAAGATCTGTTTGGCTACAATTAATTAAACAAAATGATATGATACCTCCTGATTATGATGATGAGGAAGGCATGTTAGAAATTAACGCGGACGAAATCATAGCTCCTAAAGGAAGTGATGATTACGCAAAAACGTTAGAGGAATAGTATGAATGCAAACACAAAAATTTATGACAAAACAATAGATCGTGCTGCAATGATTCGTCTTTATGAAAGGCGAGTACAAGGCAAAGTTGAAATTGTTTTAGACGGTCATAAAGTACGTGTTGATAAATTAATCCGTGATGCTAACTTGAGCGAAAAAGGCTTTAAGAGATTCCAGGAAGCAGTAGATCAGGAATTATTAAAGACCTTCAAGGAAGCTAACAATATTTCAAAGAGATCTTTACTTGATTTGGTTAGTGATCAGGTCTCTTACACGTATCAGAACCTTGAGACTGCAGTGGGCCGAATTTGGCGCACGAGTCGCCCTCAGAGACGCATAGCGGAGGAAATTGTCCTTCAGAGACCCCTGTACTCAGATCGGACGCTCGCTGCAGGGTGGGCCGGAGTATCTCAAAATGAAAGGAAACGTCTCGAGACTATAATTAGAAGTGGTTTATCTGAGGGACTTTCAACTGAAGAAATAGCTAGAAATGTTAGGAAAGGAAATCTTCATAATATAACTAGAAACCAATCAAGGGCATTGGTTACGACTGCTACGACTAGTGTTGCTGCTCAAGCAGATTATGAGGTATATAAAGCCAATGAAAAAGCAATTGATGGGTGGCAATATGTGGCGGTTCTTGACTCAAGGACTACACCTATTTGTACTCACCGGGATGGTACTGTTTACCCTGTTACTGATACTCGCCACTTACCTCCTGCTCATTTCAATTGTAGGTCTACAACTGTACCCATATTCAAGTCTTGGGAAGATATTAGTAAATTAGAAGGTGTAACTCAAGTAAGAAAAAATAATTTAGAAAAGCTTACACCTAAACAGATCCAATATTATGATGGATTAACACCATTAAAAGAATCCTATCATGAATGGTTATCTAGACAAAGAACAGAGGTTCAACTAAGACATTTAGGTGACTATAAAAAAGTAGAATTATTTAGGACAGGTCAATTACATCTTAATAAATTTACTAATGCTGAAGGAAACTCTATTGGCATTAAAGAATTACGTTCTCTTACAGACACTGAATATGGTCTACAAGGAGATACTATAAGATTTGCTGTTGCAAAAGAAAAATTAGATTCAATGCAATTAGGTGCAAGTAGACCTGATGATTTTATAAATAACAAAGAACTATCTAAAACGTTAAGGGATTATTATTTATTGCAATCTAAAGAATTAGAAGGTACACTTTCTTTGACTAATTACAGAGGTACCTTAATTGGTAGCAAACGTAACACTAAAAGAAGGGTATTGACTAATCCTCCAAGGGACGATCAGATTGTTTTTAATCCAATAACAAATAGATATGAAGACTCTAGACTTTATCAACCTAATATTGGTGTCTTCAATAATAATATAAGACTTATTGAAGAAAGTAAAGATCTTTTACCAAGAGATAAAGAATTTATAAAAAATCTTGTTAATGATCTTGACCAAAGAATGGGTATAAATGAAAGAGCAGTTGTTGCAGATAATCTGAGAATTCTTTTTAGCAGATATAGACGTAATCCTGAAATTTGGGCTAATTTTAAAGCAGTATCTCAAGCTCAAATTAAATTTGATGTAATGAATATATCTGATTCTATTGAGACACAATTAAGAAAAGATAGAGATGTTTTAGCTAGATTAAAACAATCTAATTATATTGATCCAGTTTTAGGTAATACACAATTACAAGAATTACATGATCAATTTATTCCTAATATTCTTAAAAGAAATAAATGGGAAGATAAAACTGCACCTAAAATTGCTAGAGAATTACAACAAGTTTTTGATACTAAATTACCTGGAATTGTTAATATAAGGTTGAATGACTATGAAAAGAAACAATTCTATCTTAAATTCGCACACCGCCTTGCATTATCTGATACTCCCGATTTCGATCAGTTTGCTGTTTCCCTTGGCCGTGATCTTTATAATCTTGCTAATATCAATGGTAATAGGCGAAAGTGGTTTGATGCAGGTAAGAAGATTCTTGAATCAAATGTAGCTAAGAAATTCTATGAATTAGAAACATTTGGTGTACAGAAAAGACGTCTTAAGAGCAGAATGAGTGGACAATACTTTGGTCCATATTATGATACTCTTTCTATGAACATTAGAATAGTAGATCCTAGAATTCAGGAATATTCTAAATTAAATAGAGCAATAGATGTTGGATTACGTACTGGTGTTATAGATGGAAGGAATGAATTAGTTTTTAGAAAAGGATCTAAAACATATTGGATTGATCGTGGTGTTTTAGGTTATGAAGATACAAGAATACCTATAACCTCTACTTCATCTTTTGGTGATTTTCCAGAAGAACTTGTTGATGACAATCTAGTTAATGCATTAACATGGACTGGAAAAGCTAAATATAAAATAGATGAAGATTATTATGATTTTATGAATAAATTACTTTACTTTGAGGATGATAGAGGACGTGCTAAGTATTTTCATGACCTTAATGAGTATCGCCATTATATTACTAGTCGCGGTGATTCATACGAGCGTTTCAAAGCGATGGAGTGGTATAGAACAAGCGGCAAGGCATTTGCTAATATGCCATTTGTTGATCATCGTGCTAGGATTTATGATCGTGGTCTTATCGGTCCACAATCTGGTGAAACCTTCCGGCCTTTTCTAAATACTGAAAAATTAAAAGTATTAGGTGTTAATGGTTTTAAAAACTATGAAGACCAGATTGGTGCTTTTCTAGGCGGTCTAGATGATTTCTTTGAAGGAAGGTACAATTCTTTATCTTTTAGCGGTAGACAGAAAATAGCAAAGAAATGGCGACCTGAACTTATCAAGATTGGCAATCATATGTTAAGATCTAAACCAAATGATATCCGTGCTGTATTAGAGAATCCTTTGGTTGGACGTATTGATGGTGAAGAATTAGGTAAGTTCTTAAGGTTTGCTATTGAAAGTGCTAAAATAGATAATTATTTAAAATCACAATTAGGTGATTTTCCAACAACAAACCAGCTTTTTCATATAAGTACAAAACCATTAACTAATTTAAAATTTGAACCTAGAGTACCTGATAACTTTTTAGTTCGTGAAGGCTTTGAAGACGCTATAACTCCAAGAATAGCTTTTGCTGAAAATATTGATGATGCATTAAAAGCAATGTCAATGAATTTAAAAGGTAAAAAATTATATGTATATAGAGCACCTCCTGATACAAAATATATTGTGCCTACAAATACGCAAGTTCCTGATGTTAAGATAACTTCAGAGAGATGGGTATTAGATTCTGTAGAATTAGAGCCAGTAGGAACAATTCAAGTTGAAGAGGCAATAGATATACCTTTAAAATATAAATATGGTGATCGGACTGCAGAATTATATGGTTGGAATTGGAATAAGATTAAAAGTGATATATCACCTTACTCAAAATTTTCATTAGAGAAATTAAATCAATATAAAACAGCATTAGCTTTGGAACAAGACGCTAGTTCATCTGGTGCTCAAATAATTGCTTTAACTACTAGAAATAAACAATTAGCAGAATTATCTAATGTAGTTCCTACTACACAAAAGAAAAGACTGTATGATGAAATTGCAGCTGCTACTTTTAATGATCCTAGATTTAGAGTTTTAAATCAAAAATTAGGATTAACAGAAAAGGATCTTCGTAAAGCTTCTAAAGCTCAAAATATGGTAACTTTTTATGGAGCTGGCCAGAGGACTGGTATTTTTAATGTAGAAGGTAAACTTGCTAAAGTATTAGACAAAGATACTGATGTTTTAGTTGTTAAGGCTGCAGAAAGAGATGCTGTTCTTAGTGAGATTTCTGCTAGAGCAGCTAGATTAGATAGATTTGATCCTGAAGGTGCTGCTGAATTAAGAGCATTAAGAAATGATGTAAGGGATGTTTTCAATAAAGGATTAAATCCTGGTCAAGATATTATGGATCAATTATTTTTCTTAGAACCTAAAACTAAAGAGTTCTTAGAGAAATTATCTCATTCTTATGATAAAGTTGTGACTCCAGATGATTTTAAACAGATAGCTAAAATTATGTCTGAACATCTTGAGGAACAAGTACCTATTTTAAAAGATTTTACCAGATATTTTGGTAGATTAGCAGAAGCATATTTAACTAATGCAAAACCTTCTAATTCTAATTTTGATTGGAAGTCTATTGCTAAAATATCTGTATTTGGTAAAGAAGAAAAGGGTTATAAATTACCTGCCAGAGCTAGTGAAATATTAGGGTTAAAAGCCAATGAATCATTTTCAGAAAAAGTCTTAAAAAGATTTTCTTTCTGGAATAAGGACTCGACATTATATCATATGATCTATGGAGTGCCTAGTCCTGGAGCTCGAAGGACAGGTGCTAAATATGCTAAAGTAGAAATAGCGCAATTAAAAACATTGACAGAATATGAATTGTTTTATGCTAATAAATTACCTAAATCTTGGACTAATGTTCCCTGGGTAAATTTTGATAAGAAAATAATAGAACAGAATTTTACACAGAAATTCGAAGAAAGATTAACTTATAAAGATAGAGATGGAAATTGGGTTACTAATATTTTACAAGTACCTCAAAAGACTGAAGCTACTTGGTGGGAACAATTAATAAATAAATCTGGTAAAATAAACGATATTGCAGACGCTACTAAAGCTAGAACTGCATTCGCTGTAAATGGAAACCATTCTAATGATGCTACAATAGTAAAAAGGTTTCATTTGTGGGGTAGAAAAAATAAGATTGATACCTCTACAATTCATGATGCTTTCTTTGCTAATGCAGCAGATATGCTTGAAGCAAGAAAAGCTTTAAGAGAGATTTACGCAGATTCTTTAAATGTAAATGTCATAGAAGAAACTCTTAAAGAAATGAGAGCAAGAGGTCTTCCTAGAGATATTTACAATAAGTATTTACAAGAAGCTATTGATTTAGGTTTGATACCTGTGAGTGGAAAATCTAAGATTAATGGTAAAGTTATGAAAGACACCGATATTCTAAAGAAAGAAGACATCTTGAGAGATTTTGAGGAAGATTTTGAGAAAGATTTCGGATGGTACGGTGTAGGCTAATTCGGGTTGTACCCAAAAAATCAGAGTTGTACTCGGAGAAATTAAAATGGCTGATGAAAATAGTTCTGATGTTCAGAATGAAAACGAACCATCTAAAGAAACTAATACTGCTGCAGATATAACTATTGAAAAACAGGAAGAAAAAACTCCTGATATCGATAAGTTAGTTCAACAGGCACTTGATGAAAAGCTAAAAGATATTAAAGGAAATCTTGATAAAGCATACAATGCCAGGGATGAAGCTTTAAAGAAAGTTGCTGAGTTTGAACAAAAAGAGAAAGAGCAAGAACTTAAAAGGTTACAAGAAGAAGGCAAGCACAGAGAAGCTTTTGAAATGCAATTAGCAGAGGAAAAAGCTCGTAGAGAAGCATTAGAGCAAGAGAACGTCAAATTATCTCGTGATGTATCTGTTCGAAATGCTTTGACTGGACTTGATTTTCGTAACGAAAAAGCTGTTGAAATGGCCTTTAAAGAAATTACCGCTGATTTGGTAAGGAATGATATAGGTCAATGGGTTCATAAGGATGGAACTGATTTATACAGTTTTGTAAAATCTTTTGCAGAGTCAGAAGATAATGCTTTTCTCTTCAAGCAGAAAGTTTCTACAGGTGGTGGTTTTGAAGCCAAAAATAGTGATGGATCTAGCGGTACACCCAAATCCTTGTTTGATTTGCCGCAGGATCAAGTTCTAAAACTAGCACAGGAAGGAAAACTTCCTAATCAAAACCGTTGAGGAATATTAAATGCCTGCAAGAACAGATGTTACTGGTGCTGATACTTACGTCCTACAGGAAGCTATTAGTGCATACAGTGATGAAGCTTATACCAATGCAAAGAAGTTATCTGGCACTGGTATTGTTGGTGGAAATGATCAAGTCGATCCTTCTACTGAAACTTTTATTGGTCAAATTCGTTGGAATAAGCCATTAAATCCAACTATTAATATTGCATCTCTAACCAATTCAGCAAACGGCAGTACAACCACTTACACGACTGACATGCTTCGTTATGTTAAGACTGTACGTACGCATGGTGCTGAAAAAGTCAACATGCAACAAGTTGTTACCCAAGTTGATGGTCTAGCTAAGATCTCTAGGGATTTTGGTGAAACTCGTGCCCAAGATGAGCATAATGCCATTTTAAATGTAATGAAAGGTGTTGCTATTTCTGAAGCATTAAATGGTGCTGCTACTGGTTCTGGTGAAACTGGTCTTGGTGGTCAAACTTTTGATAATGACCCGAAAGATGATAAATATGGTTTCTATGTAGACCTAGGCGCAGCTAAACCTATTATTGATGCTACTGCAGCTATTCAAGGTGCAGCTCGTGCTCAAGGTTTCTTAGATGCTATTGGCAAGGCATATAAAGATTATGAGCCAGAATATGCTTATCTTATTACTTCGCCAGAAATTATGGCATCTTTGCGTTCTGCAAACCTTGTAGATTCAGATGGTGTTCGTGATGGTAATGTTATGTTTAATACCATCTTTGGAGGTAAGTTCCGTTTAATTCAAACTCGTGCAACTCAGAGTTTGACTACCGCAGAACTTGCTGAAATTAATACTGGTGCTGGTGTAGATATTGTAGGAACTAAAACTTCTTACATTGTATTGCCAGGTTCGCTTGTAATGGAACAATTGGCTGTGCCTATGTCTACTGAAATCGATCGTGCAGCAGCAGCCTATGCTGGTGGTGGTACTACTCAAATCTGGTACCGTTGGGGTTATGTTGCACATCCTGCTGGTTATGATTGGGCTGGTAGTCAAGAGAAATTCCCTTCAGATGCTGAATATACTTATATTAGTGAGTCTGGCACGCCTAAGGAATTAACTACTGTTACTACTATTGCTAATGCAACTGGTACTTGGGTTCGTAAAACTGAATCTGCCTTAAGTCTCGGTATTTTACCTGTATTCCACTCATAAAGAGAGGCTTTCATGGCACTTCAAGAAGGCGTTAATTGTTATGTTAGCTTTGCAGATGCTGATGATTACTTTGAAGATAGATTAGACTCAGACGCATGGAGTGATGCAACTGATCTTAGAAGAGAAAGAGCATTAGTAACTGCTACAATGAGCTTAGACAGAATGTCTTGGGCTGGAGTTGCCGTAAGTGAAACTCAAAATTTGGCTTTTCCTAGAACAGGTACATATTTTAACACCAAGTTAGGATATGAAACTTCTTTTCCTGATGATGTTCCTGATCAAATTAAAACAGCTACATATGAATTAGCTTTTCATTTGCTTAATAATGAAGGATTGCAAGATAGTACTGGTGATGTTAAATCGATTAAAGTAGGTACTATTGAGTTGATTGACATTAGATCTCCTGGCATACCAAAGGTAGTAAGAAACTCTATTAACGAGATGCTTGCTCCACCTGGTTATGGCGGCGGTGGTGGATCTATGTGGTGGAGAGCAAATTGAGCTATCAAGCTTTAATTAATAAGAATTTAGATTTAGCATTTAGAAAAATACAAGATTTAGCAATAGAAGTAACTATTACAAAAAACAGTGCAGAATTTGATTTCAACAATGGAACTACTACAACTACTCCTGATTTAACTAAAATAGTTAAAGCAGTAATTATAGATATAAATAAAGAATCACAACAATATGATTATCAGGAAAGACAGATAATGTTTAAATCCCAGGATCTAATAGATATAACAGCATATGATACTGTTACAATTGATTCTGAAATTTGGAAAATAGGCACTAGGATAAATAATAGTGGTTTTATTTATCTAATAAACATTTATAAAGACAAATAATGGAGGTCATATGAAATACACTGATCTTCAAAATGATGTCTTTTCTATATTCGCTAGTAGTGCCTGGCAAGCCGAATCTATAAATACGTATCCTTCTAATTTTGTTGGAACGAATACGTCTAATGAGTTTATCAGAGTAACTATCGTGCCTTCTGGCCCAGGTATAAACTTATTATCAATTTCAGGTATTATTATAATAGACATATTTACACCTGCAGGAGAAGGTCCAAATAGGCCTTCTGTTATCGCAGACTTACTCGACACCTATTTAGTGGGGAAATCTTTTAATACTGGTTCTGGTGTTACACAATTAACAAATAGTAGCATGGAGCATAGAGGTAGAGATCCTGAAAACAATGCACTACATAGGTCAATTTATTCAATACCTTTCAGTTTTTACGGAGTAGTTTAAATGGCTCAAATTGACTCAATTGGCGCTGGTCTATTTTCTGACTTTTCGATTGCAATGCCAGATGTAGAACCGACTTTTTCTAACTTAGATACAGCAGGAGAATTTCAACCTTTATTTGCAACTGAAATTGCATCTATTAATGGTTTGAAAGATGTAGGGACTTTTGTACGAGTAAGAGATGTCAGAGAATTCCCTGCAATGGGAACACCACCTAATATTGTTAACGTACCTGTTTATGGTTCCTCAACCTCACAACAAATTCAAGGGCAGGCTGATGCGCCTTCAATTGAATTAACACTTAACTATGTTGCATCTGAGTGGGCTGATGGTACATTACTTGGTGATGCTGTTGGTGATGGTCACCAATATGTAATGAGGTTTACCTTATTGAATAGTGAACCTACGGGAACTGGCGTTTTGAAATATGCCTCAGTAGATGGTCCAAATAGTATTGGTGGTGTTGAAAATAGCCAATACTATTGGGTAGGTAAAATTGAAGCATTACAGGTAACTCCTAACTTAACAGATGCCAATACCGCAACAGTTACCATGTCAATTCAATCTGAATTTTATGGTGCTTATACTAACGAAAACGCTTAATTAATCTAAGGGGATTAGCCTGATCCTCCTTACAGGTAATCTTAAACAACCATGTGGTGCCCTTTCTCTTTAGAGAGAATGATCTTGAATGAAGAAAATTTTGTAAAACCATTTAGCAAAGGTTATGTTTTAAGAACCACAGCTAAAAATATGCGCAAAAGTATTGATATTAGTATTCGAAAAACTTTTGATCGTATTCAAGAGTTCTCGGATGATTTAGAAAAATCGAGGGAAGTATTTGAAACTCTATCAACATTACATTCAATGAGGAAGCAACTTGATGACTTCCAATATCAAAATTCAGAAAGTTTCAAAAGGAAATAAAATGTCTTTAAAAGATTTAGTAGGTAAGAAAGTTTCTAAAGAAGTTAAATTTATGGATTCTAAAGTAACAATCTATAAATTAACTGTGGATGAAGTTATGGATTTACAATCTCAAATCAAATCTGTAGATGAAGACAGTGAAGATTGTGGATTTGAGATTCTTAAATATGTAATTCAACAAGCTCTACCAGAAGCTTCTGATTTAAGTGATGAAGATTTAAGATCTTTTCCTATTGATGAGCTCTCTAAATTATCTGCTGAAATTATGAAATATTCAGGGATGGGCGAGCAGGGAAAGTAAAATTAGCTCCTGAAGAATTGGTGATATACGAATTAGCATTTAATTTAGGTTATAAAACAGTATATGAATTAAAAACTACAATGTATTATGATGAGTTTAATAATTGGTTACAATATTTTGAGCAAAGACCAATAGATTGGCGTGATGATCTAAGAACTTATTATTTTCTTAAAACTCAAGGTTATGATAAATCACCAAGTGATTTGTTTCCTTCATTAGCTGCAATACAAAAAGATGAAAATAAAAAGGAAGGATTAAAAGGATTAAAACAATCATTTTTATTTAAGAAAATTCAGGGAGCTAAAGGTGGTGAGAAAATAAAGGAATAAATATGATTAAATTTGAATTTAAATTTGTAGATAAAGAATTTGAAAAAGCTAAGAAACAACTTGAAAAAGAAGAGTTAGAAATTCTTAAAAAAGAAACATATCGCATGAAAGATGCTATAGTATTTAAAACGCCAATAGATACAGGAGCTGCTAAAGCTTCTTGGACAGTAATACCTGGTTCTTTTAAATATACCGTAAGCAGTGACAGTCCTTATATGGATAAATTAAATAGTGGTAGTTCTAAACAAGCTCCACCATTTTTTATTGAATCAACTGCTTTACGTTTCGGCAAACCAAAAGGTTTGATCGTTCAGAAAACTTAATTATACCCGAAGTTGCTAATAAGTGACTTCGGGGTTTTTTCGAGGATTAAGATGACAATTGAGATTCAAACAACATCTGATTCTTCAAGAGCCCAAAGAGATTTAGCTGAATTACGTAAATCAGTAGACGGTATAAAGAAATCTACCGAATCTGTTACTAAAACTTTTGATACTTTAGCTAAGACAGTTGCAGTAGCTGCTAGTGCTTTTGTAGGTTTTCAGACATTTACTAGATTAAGTGACAATATTGTAAATTTAGAAAACAGATTAAAAGCAGTAACAAAAGATCAAATTGCTTTTAATAAATCTTTAAATAATGTAAAAACAATTGCAGTAAATACTAGAACACCATTATCTTCTGTTGCTAATTTATACAGTAAGGTTGCTTTATCTAGCCAGAGATTTAATATTTCTCAAGAAAAAGTTGCTGCCTTTTCTTCTACAGTATCTAAGGCTTTAAAATTACAAGGTGCTACAGTTCAAGAAGCTGCTGGAGCTATTCAACAATTAGGTCAAGGTTTAGCCTCTGGTTTTCTTAGTGGTGATGAATTAAGAACAGTCAGAGAAGCAGCACCAATATTAGCACAACAAATTGCTAAAGGTTTAAATAAAAATATTGGTGATTTAAAGAAATTAGGTGAACAAGGTAAATTAACATTTGATGTAGTTTTTAAAGCTATTTTAGCAGGTCAAAAAGAAATAGATGAAAGCTTTAATAAATTAACAGTAACATATGCAGATGCTTTTACTAATTTAGGAAATGCTTTTAATCTATTATTTGATTCAGTTTCTAAAAAATTTTCTAGCGGTAGAGGTGGAATTGCTAGTTTTATAAATGATATTGCATTAGCTATTTCAGATTTTGCTTTAGACATTGATTATTATATATTAAGAGTTAAATTATCTTTATTTTCTTTAGTAATAGATTTTAATAATTTGTTTAAAAATGCTTTTGGAAATTTTGAAAATATACTTAAAAGCTTATTAAATTTTTCAGATAATATAGGTAAAGCAAGTTTTGGATCTATTATTATTGCTTACAATGCTGTACAAAGGCAATTATCTAATTTAAATTTTTCTGTTGTTGTTGATGGTTTTAAAAGAGTTTATGAGAAAATTTCTAAATTATTTTCTAATGTTTTTGAACTGCCTACGATTAATGTAGATAATATTTTTCGAGGTTTAGATAAAACTATTAGAATTGTAGAAAATTTTGTAAGAAAAATAGTAGATTCTTTTGAATGGCTATATGATATATTAATTGGGAATTCTATTATTCCTGATATAATAAACGGTACTGCAGAAGCTTTTCGTAAATTATTAGGAGCTCCTGTTGAAACTGCAAAAGATTTTTCTGCTGTAATAGCGGGAGTTTTCTTAGCATTATCTCAAAGCATTACAGTTGCTGTAGCTTTAATATTATTAGGATCTAGTAAAGTATTTGCATTGTCTTTTGCATTCGGCGGTGCTTTATATACTATGATAAAAGCATATGCTGCTACAGGAGAAAGTTTTAAAACAGTTACTAGAGAGATTGTCGATGCAGTATATAGGGGTTGGAACTGGTTATATGAACAGTTATTAGGTAACTCTATTATACCGGATATGATATTAGGAATAGAATATTGGTTTGATAAACTTTTAATTCGTCCTTTACAAGCTGTTAATCAATTTATAAAGAAAGTTACTGGAGAATTTTTTAATCTAGGTACAGTAATAATTACTGTATTAGGTATTACTTTATTTTCTGGGTTAAGAAATTTATTCTTAAAAGCTTCCTTATTCTTTGCATTACCAGTAACTCTTGCAATAGCTTCGGTGAAATCTTTTGGAGATTCTTTACGAGAGCAGAGTTTAGAAATTGAACAAGGTGTAAAAGATAGAGAATCTTTATTTGTTAAATTTTTCAGAAATTTAAAAGAACTAGGGATAAGTGCTTTTAAAGCTATAGATAGAGCCTTTAATGAACAAGGAATAGTAAGAGTAGTAAAGCAATTAACTGGAATTCAAGATAAATATCCTGGCAGGCTTTTCGGACAAAATATAGATACTGAAAGTAATGTTGGACTAGGTCGTCAAAGAAAATTAGATAAAAGAGCTTTAGGTGTAGATTTTTTATCTTTATTTCCTAAAGAACAAAGAGTAGCTGTTGCTACAGCAATAGCTGGTGCAATTTCTGCTTCAATTTTATTATTTACGCGTAATCCTAT